CTAGTCGACCTTCGGCTGTCCTTCCCTGGCCATCTGGATAATAGCTTGGGCAAAGTACATCGATCGGGCGAGCTGATCGTTTCCGATCTTGTCGTTATCGCTGTCGAGGATGGCGCCCTTGAGATACGCCCGCGCTGATGCCGGGTTGATATCGCCCACGCCGGGCAGGGATGCGACCACAGCCATCAGGCCGTTGATCTTATTGTTGACGTCACGCAGGTCCGTGGCGTCCAGATACTGGGTTTTAACTTCCATAGATTTCTCCTTATGAGGAGCCCCTATGTAGTTACGGCAAGGCGACAACCTAGGCCCGTGCAACGCGGGTAACGCAACCGTGAAGACTCCCTACGCAGCAGCGGCTCCGGCTGGCGGCTCCCACTTCACGAACGCCACCGCCTCAACGCCCAGCCATTCGTTCAGCTCCAGAAACCGCGCCTGCAACGGCAGGATCTCCACCCGCATGAACGTCGACTCCGCCTTCTCCACATCCCCGAACCCGCCGGTGTTAGACGGCACCACGCCCAGCAGCTGGGGCGGCACGCGGTGCGCAGCCAGGATGTCATCCCGCGTGGTGTTCTTGATGTTGAGGAACTCATCCTTAGCCGAGGCATCCCCGATCGGTATGATCTGCACCCCGTCCTTCTTGCCCTTCGGCGCATGAATGAAGATATTCCGGAAGTTCCCCTTGCCCTTCGTTCCCTTCAGGCTCTCCTCGATCTCATCGGCCGACGTGTCATCGATCGTCTCTTCGTTGAGGTAGAACACGAACCCGGCATGCGCCCCGTTCTTGAAGTACCGACGACGGAACAGCGTGGACTCCTCATTCAGCAGCGCGCTCTGCATCGCCGACAGATACCCGGGCAGACCATAGATTTCCTGGCAGGCGTCATGCTCGATCAGCTGGAAGACCGATCCCTTCTTGAATTCGTGCACATCCCATCGATTATTCACGAAGAAGAACTCCCCGTCCTTCAACCCTCGCTTGGTGTTGATCGCCATCGAATGCCGCAGGGCCATCGGGCGCCCGCCGATACTGTCCACGCGCTCGACATACCCGTTGCCGGCCCACAGGAAGTCGTTGGCCCACTTCGAAAACTCCCCGCGGCTCAACAGAGACGACGGCACAAACAACGAAACCAGCAGGTTACGCTTCACGTCGATAGCCGACCTGTGGTGCGGATTGACGTTCAACAGCCGCGCCAGGTCGCGCATCGCCACCGGCGGCTCGTACCATCGACCATTGCGCCAGGCCTCTGCGTACAAAGCGACATCGCGCCGATCCAGAACGGACTCCGGCTCGCCGAACGTGAACATGCGCCCCTTGCCTGGGCTGGCCTTGGCCTTAGTCGTCATGGAGTACCCTCACTCTGGATTTCTGGCCGCCCTCTCCGGCGTCCAACGGTTCGCAATAAAGACAATTCAACAGCGCCCAGCCGATATCGCCGTGCCCTGTTTCCGCCGACCGCCGCGCGACATAGGTCAGTTCGCGCCCGCCCTTGGTCAGCTCCGGATGGATGGACATCAGCGCCGCGGCCAGATCGGTCCAGCCCAGGTCGAACTCGCACCGGCGATTCCGGAAGACGTTCTGCGCCTTGTGAACCATCAGGCTCTTGGTATGGACTGAATAGTCGATCCGCCGCGCCCGCACGAAGAACTTGGCCACCAAGTCGAAGACCGCCTTGCCGACGCCCGTACAGTCGATGGCGATTTCCGTCACATGGTACTTCTTGGTCAGCTTCCGGATCTCTTCGGCCTGCTGTTCGAAGTCCAGCCCGCGGAACTTCCGCCGCTCCAGAACCCGGAACTTGTCCTGTTTGTTCTTCGGCGCGGCACAGACCACCACGCCGGCGCCGTCGCCCTGCTCGCTGGCGTCCGGATCGTAACCGAGCCACGTCTCGCCGGCATAGGGTCGCAAGGCCAAAGGCTGGAAATCGTCCCACACATCCCAGCTGTCGACCATGCACGGTTTCACCAGCGACAGCGGGAAAGACGACTTGCTGTCGTCGACGAACTCGCACCCGAACAGGTTGGCGAATTCGTCGATCGAATATTGCAGCCGCAATTCTTCGATATCAACCAGGTCGAAGCCCGCCTCGATGGCGTCCTGCAACGTGATGATCTGCCGGTAAATGCCGTCCGGCCCGACCACGCCCGCCTTCAGTGCCTCGTGGCTGATATCGATCTTGACCCGGTCGGCCTTGCTGCGCTTGCGGTTGAACCGTTCGCCCGTCCACATCGGATAGGACGGATGGGCAATCGTCGACGGCGTCGAAAACAGAGTGATCGTAAACCGCTTGTGGGTCGCGATCGCCGACGCCACCTTAAAGATGTCGTCGAAGCCGTAGATCCAGGCATATTCGTCTATGATGACATCGCCGGTATAACCCTGGGCCGTGCGATAATTGGTGCCCAGGAAATACAGGGTCACCGGCTCCAGGATATTGCCGTCCGCGTCCTGGCCGCGGTCGATAACCATCGGGTCGCCGGTCAGCTGGACGCCGGAAACCTTGTAGACAAAATCGACGATATAGTTGCGAAAGATGTTCGCCTGGGCGCGTGACGCCGAAATGAAGATCTGGTTGTTTCCGGTCTCCAGCGCCCGCATGAACCGTTCGCGCGCAAAGTACCAGGTCGCTCCTACCTGGCGCGACTTCAGCAACATCCGAATCCGGCGGCCCGTGGTACTTAGCCAGTTTTCCTGATACCCGAACAACCCCTCCCGGAAGGCAGCATCCAGCTTCTCGACCGTCTCGCGGCTGATCAGGTTCTTGCTGGCCTTCTTGCGGTCACCCTTGTTCCGGTTCTGAACCTTCGGATTGAGGTCGCCTTCATGCCCGCCTGGCGCTTCATAGCGGCGCACCCGGGCCAGCCGTTCCATCTCGCGGCCTAACAGGTCGATTTCCTTGAAATCGTGGCCGGTCTTTTCCTCTTTCATGACCAGCAGATTGAACCGCGTGGTCAGGCAGGTTTCGGCCTGCATCAAAGGTGAAGCGTCATCCCATTTGTCGCGGTCCTTCCAAGACTGGACCGTGGTGCGTGGAAGCTCGATCTCTTCGGCAATCTGCGAAACCGACCATCCGCACCAATACAAAGTCCGAGCATGCCGCTTCGGATCGAAGGGCTTGACGGCCTTGTCTGAGGTGGATGCCGGCTTTTGCTTCATGCCGGCCATGGTTACGCGCGCGCCCGTAGTCTGATGACGTCAACGCCTTGTGATGACGGCAATCACAAGGCGTCCGCGTTGCCAATCCGACCCGGCTGCGCGCGTCAATAGGGCTCAATTTCGGCGTTTCAGACGCCACCCTTTCGACCCTGGAGCCCGTCCCATGAAGCCCAAGAAGTTCCGCGTCGCCGTATCCGGCCCGACCATCGACGGCCGCACGATCGAACCGAACTGGCTGCGCGAGGCCGCCGAAACCTTCAACCCGAACACCTACGGCGTCCGCGTCAATGTCGAACATATCCGCGGTATCAGCGGCGACAAGCCCTTCGGCATGGTCGGCGACGTTGTCGGCCTCTCCGTCCAGGAAGACACCCTGCAAATCGGCGGAAAGCCCGAAAAGCGCACCTGTCTCTACGCTGAAATCCTGCCGAACGATCGCGCCAAGGATCTGAACAAGGCGGACCAGAAGGTCTACACCTCGATCGAACTCTACCCAGACTTTGCCAAGACCGGCAAATATGGCCTGACCGGCATTGCCGTCACCGACACGCCGGCTTCGATCGGCACAGAACGCCTGCAATTCTCCAAGGCCTTCGCAACCGTCCCGACCGACCCGCACGAACACGACAGCTTCAAGTTCGACGAAGACAAGCCGACCGAAACCCAAAACGCCCTGACGATCGCCCTGTCGTCGCTTTCCGCCGCGGTCACCGCCCTGACCGGCGGCAATAAGGAAGTGCCGAAGGTCGAGGTCATCACCCCGAACGCCCCCGCACCCCAAGGCCTGGAATTGTTCGCCGCGGGCATGCAGGCCCAAGCCGATGCCACCGCGGCCCTTGCCAAGTCCGTCACCGAATCCTTCGGCGCCCTGCGCACCGATCTCGACACCCAGCGCCGCGATTTCGACGCGCTGAAGGCCATCGTCGAGAAGACCCCCGACGCCTCCTACACGCAACGCCCAGCCGCCACCGGCGGCGACGGTCGCGTCCTCGCCGTCTGCTGATCGCCCTAACCTCTTCCTGCCCTTCCGGAGCCTAAACGAACATGAAAACCACGACCCGCATTGCGATGAAGCAGTATGTCTCGCACATCGCGCTCATCAACGGGGTGGCCGATGCGACGGAAAAGTTCGTCGCCGCCCCGGAGGTCCAGCAGACCCTGGTCACCAAGCTTCAGGAGTCGAGCGACTTCCTTTCGCGCATCAACATGCCGCTGGTGACCGAAAAGTCTGCCCAGATCATCGGCCTGTCAATCTCCTCGACCCTGGCCGGCCGCGTCAATACGGCGACCACGGATCGTCCGGTGCAAGACCCGTCGGCGCTCGACGATCGCAGCTACGACTGTAAACAGACCAACTTCGACACCGCCCTGACCTATGCCAAGCTCGACCTCTGGGCCAAGTTCCCGGACTTCCAGGTGCGGATCCAGAACGAAATCATCAAGCGCATCGCGCTCGACATGATCATGATCGGCTGGAACGGCACGTCGGCCGCTGCCGCCACCAACCGCGGCACCTATCCGCTGCTCCAGGACGTCAATATCGGCTGGCTGCAAAAGATGCGGACCGAGAATGCCGCCCGCGTCATGACCGAAGGCGCCGAAGACGATGTTGTCACTTACGGCACAGATCCCACGGCCGACTATGCCAACCTCGACGCCCTGGTCTACGATGCAATCAACACGCTTATCCCGGTTCAGCATCGTGACAACCCGAACCTGATCGTCATCACCTCCACCGGCCTGCTGCACGATAAGTATCTGCCGATCATCAACCGCGACCAGGACAGCGAAAACATGGTCGCCAGCGACATCGTCATGTCGACCAAGCGCCTGGGCGGCAAGCCGGCTGTTACCGTGCCGTTCTTCCCGGCCGGAAAGGTCCTGATCACTACCTACGACAACCTGTCGATCTACGAACAGGAAGGCGCCCACCGTCGCACCCTGGTCGATAACGCCAAGCGCGACCAGTACGAGGACTATCAGTCGGGCAACTACGCCTACGTCATCGAAGACCTCGAACTGGCCTGCATGGTCGAAAATATCGAACTGCTCGACGCGGCCTAACCGCCGAAACAGACACCGCAGAGTCGAGAGGGATGGTGTCATGCGCCATCCCTTTCTTTTAGGAGAAACCCCGCCTATGACCAAACTCACCCCGGCCCAGCGCCACCGCGAACGTTACGAAGCCCAGGTCACTGCCGACGGCGTCAAAGCTGCCGAAGCTGAAACAGAACGCGCCGAGAAGGCGCGCAGGCCTAGACCTCAGCAATTCGCCCAGACGCTGACACCGAACCGCGAACGCAAGACCACCCTGTCACCGGCCCAGCGCCACCTCCTGCGTACAACCGCAGTCGAAGCCGTCATCGGCGAATCCGCCCCGGCCCGCCCGACCGATGGCCCCGCCGCCTCTGCCTATGACCTGCTTCGCGCCCAGCTGGGCGAACACATGGTCCAGCTCAAGGGCATCAAGTCGATCGAACGCAAGATCGAGGCGAAAAAGACCTTCCTCGAAGCCTATGACGATCACGTCACCACGGTCCTGGCTACGGCCGAAGAAACCGGCAGAGCCTCCCAGGACGAAGTCTTTGTCGAACTAATGATCTGGCGCATCGATGTCGGCGATTTCGACCTCGGACTGACCATGGCGGAACACGCCCTGAAATATGGCCTGGCCTTGCCGGAACGCTACAACCGCACCCTGCCCACCCTGATCGTCGAGGAAACCGCTGAAGCGGCCCTGAAGGTCCTGAAGCTGGAAAAGGATTTCGACATCGACATCCTCAACCGCGTTGTTCCGGTGGCCGAGTCCTTCGATGTCAACGACATCGTCCGCGCCAAGCTGCAAAAGGCCCTTGGCAAACAATACCTGCGCAACGCCCTGGCGACCGAACCGACCTCTGACGGCCCGGCCGGCGCCAAACGCGCCGCCGCCCAGGCCGCGTTCGACCACCTCACGCGCGCTTTCGAACTCTATGATGATATTGGCGTTGTTAAAGACCTCGATGCCGCAAAGCGCATCCTGGCCAAAACGCCTGAATAGCTGCCCCCGCGGCGCCCGGGGGCGGTGAAGGACCCGGCGGGATTTTCTCCCCCGTCCGGGTCCTGATCCCCACCCCCGGAACTTATTTCCTGCGATGGTGACCGATGACAAACGGCGTTTCCTTCTCCCCCGAACCGGCCCTGTCGCCGGAATGCGATGCCGTCGCCATGGAAGCGGGGTCCTTCTGGCCCCAGCCTTCGGTCAACCATTTCCGCGATGCTATGCGCATCGGCGGCACCTCGATCCCGAACGACCGTATGAAGGAAGCCCTTCTGCAGGCCATGCTGTCCGTCGACCTGGACCTGACGGAATGGACCGCGCTGAAGGTCGAAGCCGGCTATGATCTCCTGATCGAAGTCCCGTCGCCCAAAATCGGCGATGAAACCAAGCTGGTCATGTTGTGGCGCCGCGCCGTCTACCACACCGCCGCCGCGGACCTGTCCGAAACCCACGGCGATATCACTGCCACGCCCGCCGGCGCCGGCCGCGACCAGGAAACCTATCTGACCGCCGGGGATTACCGCCGCAACGCCACCCAGGCTTTGCGCGCGCTTCAGGGCCTGAAACGCACCAGATCGAGCCTGATCTGATGGCTACCCGTACCGCAACCGCCCTTCAATCCGAAACCCTCGACGCCCTGGTCTGGCGCGTCCTGGGCGCCACGGCCGAAGTCGTCGAAACCGTGCTCGGCCTCAACCCCGGACTGGCCGCCATCGCCGACGCCCTGCCCGAAGGGCATGAAGTCACCTTGCCTGCCCTGTCCGTCGCCCCCGCCAAAACCCTGACGATCGTCCAGCTCTGGACGTGACGGATTCCAGCCGATGAAAAAACCCCAGTCCCTCTACACCTTCCTGCTCGACTCCTGCCCGGAACTGAAGCGCGACCCGACCCGGATCAGCATGCAGGTGGTCGACGGCAATCTGGTCACGCGCCAAGGCGACAATCTGGGCTTTGAGATGCGGTACCGCGTCAACATCCTGGTCCTGGGCCTGACCGAACACATCCACAGCGTCCTCCTGCCCGTGATGATCTGGATCCGCACAAACCAGATCGACCTGCTGCAAAACCACGACAAGGCGGACAACGCTCTGGCCTTCGAAGTCGATATCCTAGACCGCTCGACCTATGACCTCTCGATCGAGCTGCCACTGACCGAAGCCATCGACGTCCGACGCCACCCGAACGGCGTCTATCGCATGACGGAACGTGGAGAGCCGCCGCAATGCGGCATGGAAGGCGACGAAGGTCTGGCGCTGCTGCCGGAAGATATCGTCCTGATCGTCAATGACTACGGCGAACTTCGTCTACACCCGGACGGCAGCGTCATGACCAAAGACCCGAACGCACCCGCATGACGGATGATCTTTCACCACTGATCGATGTCCTCGATGCTTGGTCCTTAAACCAGACGCCGGCCATGCGCCGAAAGCTGGCCCGGAAGATGGGCCAGGCCCTGCGAAAGCGCCAGCAGAAGAACATCGCCGCCAACGTCGACCCGGACGGCCAGCCGATGCCGAAACGCAAAAAGCGCCCGCGCGGCTCGATCGCCAATCGGGGAAAGATGTTCAAGGCTCTGCGCCAGCTGCGAAACCTGCGCCTTAAAACCAGCGACACCGAAATCGAAATAGGCTTCCCGCCGGGCAAGGTGTCCGACATCGCCTCGATCCATCACTTCGGTCTGGAAGGCGCCGTTGATAAGGAAGGTCGCATCCGCACCCGCTATCCGGTACGCCGTCTGTTGGGATTTTCGCAACAGGCCGAGGACGAAATCATGGACGCCCTGGCCGGCATGTTCCCTTAATTATCGCCGATCGGGCAATTGCGTACGCCAGGTGCTTGGTCAATTAACTTGCTAGCCATGCCATTAATACGCTTGATCACGACCACAGTTGCAGCTCGCGATATATTTCGATTTGGCATCAGCTATCAGCTTTTCGCCTCGAACGACGTCCTTCGCCACACCCTTTCCTTTGATGTACATCTGTCCAAGCTGCTGCATGGCAAATGAGGATCCTTTAGCAGCAGCTTGCGAGTACAGTGCAGCAGCCTTCTCATTATCTTTTGTAACTCCAAGTCCCCGTTCGTAAAGACTGGCGAGAAGTGCGAAGGATTCTTGGTCCCCTGTAATGATACCTTTTTCATACCATTGGCGGGCTAAGCCGTAGTTTTGAGGAGTACCAAGACCTTCCTCGTAGAGAAGGCCTATCTGGGTAGGAGCAGACCTAGCGCCAAGTTTATTCGCTTTGTCATACCAGGACCTCGCTGTCACATAGTCCTTCTTAAGGCCGCCGACGCCGAACCTATAAAGTCTTCCCAAGTTAACCATCGCATTCGGTTCACCCGCTGCAGCACCTTTTTCAAACCAGTATCTGGCGCTTGAAAAATCCCCTTTCGGCCCCAGTCCGGCCCAAGAATGTTCGCCGAGATAGTACATCGCCTGCGCATTTCCCAAGTCAGCCGCGGTTTTCAGCAGTGGCAACGCTTTCGCTACATCGCGAGTGAGCCCGTTTCTCCCCCATAAATAATCAGCGCCCAGAGTTGCTGTAGCGGTGTCGTTGCCGGCAGCGCTAGCACGGCTCAGCAACTCGAAAGATTTACGTGTATCAATATCTGTCCCGATACCGTCTGCATAAATAGTTGAAAGTGCGACCATCGCTGCAGTGCTTCCTTGATCGATCGCCCGTTCAAGAAAAACGTTCCCCATCGCATAATTCTTTCCAGACACATATGCTCGGCCCAGATTGAACGCGACATGTCGATCGTTGCCCCGCAAATCAAACGCTTTTTGGCAAGATGATATAGCCTCGACAGGGTTGATCGCTACGAACTCCACGTAGCCGTTCTTGGTTGGTCGATCCTTGTCATAAAACGCACCCGCTTTTTCGTCGCATTCAGCCACCATCTTATCGATGCTCAATGTAGAAGTCGTAGCAGCTGCTGCCGTCTGTGACAGTGGGGCGATTGCACTGCAAACAATGCAGAACGCAATCAATGGAGAAGTGCCAATTTCTCGTACACGATGATTAACTTTCACGCTCGTCTCCTCCCAGTCTGTCGCTACTAGCGTCGCTAGATCGTTAGGTGAGACAACAGGAGGCGGGTAGATATGTGACCAAAATAAGGCGAAAATTTCGTGTATTGGATGATTGCCGCTGCGTTGCAACACTGCCGGACTTTAGTCTGAGTCGAGGTGGTCACGCTAGAAACGCAAAAGCAAGGCAAACCCGCGCAGTCGCAGACTAAGCGGATAACATTTCGCCGAAGGTTACTATCTACGTACGAGAGCGAAAAACTCTGCCGCCGCCGCTTCATCGGCAAACCGCAGAAACACATTGTCCGCCCCGGCAAAGGCCTGGCTGGGCGATTCCGGATAGACCCGCACGCCTTCGGGGATCTCGCGGCCCTCAATGACCGAAGGCGCGACATTGAGATGATAGCCAGGCGACCAGGCCGTCACATCGCGAACCGTCTCGCCCGACTCTTCGTCGATCCGCTCCGGGCCCCACGACGCAGCCACAGCCACAGGCCCGTCCATCACGGAAGGATTAAACCAGCTCATGTTCGCACGCCTATGATGTCCACAATATACCGCCCGTTCAACGTTGCCGGATCCGGCGTGTAGCCGCTTCCGGTCACCACCACGCCGGCGACCGTTTGGTCGGCTGTGCCGTCGCCAAACTTGAACGTCACCGTGTAGGTTCCTGCTGGCGGGAAAAGCGCCAGGGCGCAGGCCGCCCGCGTTGCCGCCGACGTAGTGTTATCGATCGGAGACCCCGGCTTCGAAGACGCCGAAACCATGCACGCATGAATGACCATGGTCGCCGTCGATGACGATGTCGCCAGCCGCGTCGAATTGCTTGCCGGAATAAAGGCAATGATCGGCGTGCCCGAAGAAGACGCCGTTGCCGGCGCCTTGATCCAGATCCGGTACTTTCCGACTGCCAGACGCTCGATCCCGTAGTCTGTGACAGCGCTGCCCATCGTGCCGGGCGCGCCGGCGTCCGTCAGGTCGAAATTCCCCCAGGCGTTCGACCCGAAGGCCGCCGATGGGCAGGCCAGCTGCACAAAGCCACCGCTCAGACCGCTGACAATGGCCTGGGTGATATACGAGGTCGTATTGACCACGCTCGCACTGCCGCCCGTGGCATAATGCGCCACCGCAGCCGTGCCGTTCGACGTGTAGAGGACGGCATTGGTACCGCCGAAGGTGTCAGCCTGGCCCGTGGTGCGTGTGACATTGGTGCCGCCGCCCCAAGATCCCGGCCGCATGGTATAGTTGGCAACCGTCGTCTCCGACGGCTCATACAGCAGCCCGCGATCCGTGATGGCGGCATTGCCCGAGGTAAATGCCGTGAACGACCCGGCCGAGTTGCGGGCATACTGGACCGACGCGCGCGTAAAGGTCGCCGAGGTCGGCGCCGCCATCAGATTGGCCCAGCTGGTCCGCGCCTGGCCATTGATCCACGACAGACCCGCCGCTGGCTTGATATGAAACGCGGCGGCGGAGGCGACCCACAAAGGAATCGCCGCGGAAGCCAGTAAAGCGCGCCGGACCCCGATGTGCATCAGCCTGCGTCCGTCAGGGTATTGAGGGTGACGGAAATATCCGACACCGAAGCCAGGGTCGTTGGACTGACACAGATCAGGACGCCGTACAGATCGTCCGACGCCGACGCCACGGCTTTGCCGATATTCGGCAGCTCCCAGATGGTGTGCGTCCCCAGCCCGTTGTCCGCCGCCCCCAGCGTCAGGACGCTGACAAGCTTGTTATAGTCGTTGACGTGGATGACCGGCGCTTCGTTGTTGGTGAAGGTTGAAGACGTCGGATCGTCGCGGAACAGATACAGCTTCAGGCCCGTGCTCTGGACCGACTTGCAATTGACCCTGAGGCTCTGGATCACGCCGGAAAACAGCGCCCCCATCACCCCGTCAAACGTCAGCTTGCCGCCGACGACTTCGCCGGCGGAATAGGCACCCGCCGTCACGGCGGGGGAAACCGTCACGCCCTTGGTGCGTCCGGCCACCACGAACGACGGATCGGCCGCGGTGCCCAGCGGGGCTTCCACGCCGGCAGAATTGATCACGGTCACCGTGTCGTTGATCTCGCCATGCACCGTGTCGTCACTGGACGAAATGCGGCGGACCCGCTGGCGGTTCCACTTGTCGGTATAGTCCTCAGTCGTGATACCTGCCGTCATGGCGGTCTCTCCTCTTATAGGCCCAGTCGCTGGGCCACGTTTTCCGGGGCTTGGCGCTCGAAGTCGGCATCAGTGCCGGCCGGGGCCAGCATGAATTGTTCAACCTTGAACTTGTCGGCAGGCCCAGCCACGCCGACCGGTGTCACACTCGACCGGGCGATGACGCGCGCGGCGTCAATGGGCAGAATACTGGTCGTGGTGAACATCCATTCGCCGGTGACACCGCTCGGCACCATAGTGCCGCTGCCGATAACCACGGCGCCACTGGGCGCGAGGTCGCTGTCGAGCGCTCCAGGGACCGTCTCGTAAAAGATAGAGCAGGTCGGCGCGCCATCTGCATCCGACAGATTGGCTCCGGGCGTCATCTTGTACTTTGCAACGACCTGTCGGCCGCGCAGGTCGGCCAGTTCGTCCTCACTGTCGACCACAGCAGCGAAATACAGCGGCCCGACACCATTGGTGCCTTCGTCACGCTGATATTCAAAGCCATACCGGCCATAGCTGCCCTGGGCGCGAACCAGCGTCGCCTGTCCACCAAAGCGGGCCGCCCAGAAGCCGTGCACAAACTCTGTCGGCACGGTACCGACGGCGACATTGGTGTTCAACCAGTGCTGAAACTCGCCGTTCTTGACGATCGGCCGCCCGGTAAACCGGCCACCTGCAGGACGCCCCTGCACAGATCCGCCGACATGCGCCCAGATGTAGTCGTCGAACGCGCCGACCTGGATAAACTCGATTGTGTCGTTGTTACCCAGCGTGACGGTATAGCCGCCCATCATGCGCAAGGTGTCGGCATTGTGCACAAAGGTCCAGCGGCGGCTGTTGCCGTTGCGCAGGATAACGCGCTGATGAACCACGCCCAGCGGCGACTCGATCGCGGTGACCGTCTGGTTGCCGTCCTCGACGCTCGCATTCAGCTTGACCAGGCCCGCCGCGGGAACCGTCAGCACGCCGGACTGGGCTTTTGCGACGACCTCTTCGACGGCGTAGACATAGGCGTCCGACACACTGACGGCCGGATTCTCAAAGCTGTTGCCGGCGCCCGCCGGAATGAAAGAGCTTTGATAATAGTTCCGCGTCGGATGGTCGCCATAACAGCCGCGCCACGACGTTTCGCACGCCCACGGACCTTTGCCGATCTTGACCGAGGACCGGAAATAATACCACTTCAGACCGTCAAACCAACGGACATAGCCCTCATTGTCGCCGGTCGAAGGCGCATTCTTGGGAAGGCCGGTCGCCGCGTCGATATCGATGCCGTAAGCTACCGGCGACACGCCACCCATGGCAGTCGGGACCGCTGTACCCTCGGCCGTCCACACCGTCGTCCAGCCGTTGATGTTATACATCGCATAGCGCTTGACGTTGTCGACCGCGTTGCTCGGCTGGCCCGGAGGTGCCGTGTTGGGCACATCGGCCTTGTTCGCTTCCCAGAACCGGTACAACTGCGCATCGCCATCGCTGAAATCGCCCAGGCGGTTGCCGATGCTGATACAGCCCAGGATGCGGTTACCCAGCGCACAGGCGCCGGCATTCGGTCGCACGCCAACGCAATACCCATTAGTCGGCGTGCTGCTGACGACTTCGCCCGTCTCCGGGTCAATCTCCTGACTGTACTTGCCGTTGTTCAGCCCCGTGACGTTAACCGCGACGTTGAAGCTGCCGTAGAAGTGCAGACCGTCATGCTTGTTGTCGCGCAGCAGAATATTGCTGACCCGGCAATACTTCGCCGAAATCGAAATTCCATTGTCGGCGACATTGGCGATCTCACCGCCCGTTACGGTCCAGCCTTCATTGTCGACCGTGACGCCGACGCCCTCTTCGCCGATATACTTGCTGGCCGCGTACGAACCGCGCGAGTCCGAACCCGCCGCCGAATACTCGACTTCGTCCAGCAAAAGTGTCGTCAGCTTGGATTCGTCCATCCACTTGCGCGGATTAACGACCGTGCCGCGGTGGGACCATCGGTCGCCATAGATCAGGAAGCCCGCCAGGTTCCGGCCGGAAATATTGGTGAATTCACAGCCGATGCTGCCGCGCGTTGCCTTGATCCCGACGGCCACCATCTCGCGGAAGGTGATGTCGCTGAACTTGCAGAACGGCGAATTATAAGCCTCGATGCCGGAATTTCCGGTCGAAAAGTTCACACCGCGAAAGACCAGGCCCGGACTGTCAACCGCACGGACCTGATACTGCGACGTGTTGTGCGGCCCGGTAAGGGTTCCATTACCGACCAGTCCGCCGCCGATGCAGCCGCTGAATTCGAACGCCTTGGCCCCGGTATGCCGAAGCGCGCAGCCTTCGATGTCGATGGTGATGTTGCAGTTCGTGATCGAGACGGCTGTACCGCCCATGTCTGGCCCGAAAGGCTCCGACACGGTCGCCATCGCCGAACCCGCCACGACCAGAGTCGCCGCGCTGCCGGCGGCCATGGCCTTCAGCGTGTTGACAGCAGTCTGCATCCACAGTCGGAAGGACTGCCCCTCCGGACGCGGGAAATCGGCCAGCTCAAGCCGCAGCCTGGGCGTGCGATCTTCCAGCGAGCGCAGGACGCCGCCGGTGTAGCTGGCATATTTCGCCTTGCCGCCCGTCAGAGGAACCAGCGGTTCCGCCCCCAGGGCGTGCAGGATATCATTGCGATTAAGAGGTGATCTACTGCCCGTCACGACGACGCTCCCGCATCAGATCATGCTGGGCGTGAACTTCCTTCACCTGGTGGCGACAGGCGCGATACAGCGCCGCCAGACTGAGGACAGCGAATACGGCCGCGAGGATCCAGAAGAGGCCAATCATTCGATCTCTCCGATTTTGCGCTTGGCGAAATACCGAACAGCGTTGAGCAGGAAGCCGAATCCGAGCGCGCCCAGGACCATCGAAATCAGGACCGATGTGATGGCCGGCAGGTTCCAGTAGATCGTTGCGGTCACGCCGATCGTCGCGAACGCCGGCAGGGCCGACATTTCGGAAATGGCCAGCCAGCGCCGCTTGCGGTGCCAGTGCGCCGCCTGCGCCGGGTCTTCGGGGGGAGCCGAGCCCAGGCCGAACAGGAGCATGCCCAGCTTGCCGACCACCATGGTCAACGCGCCGGCAAACCCCAGTGTCCAAAAGATCGCGATTTCGAGTTTCGACATACCCCCACTGTGGTGGCGGCCCTCACGCGCGCCAGCGCGCCCCCTTGTGATGACGGCAATCACAAGCCCCGGCGCTCGCCCACGCGAAGGCCATCACCACACTGCGCATTTTAAGGAGCTGTACCGCTCCGATGCAGAGCGCGCGCATGTCCACCAGCAACGCCATTGACCTGTCCCAGCTGCCCGCCCCGAACGTAATCGCGGCGCTGGATTATGAGACCATCCTCGCCGAAATGGTCGCCCTCATGCAGACCGGCGTCGTCGGCGTCTTCGACGGTATCCCCGATTTCGACGGAACGAACGAAGCCGACCCGGCCGTGAAGGTCCTTCAGGTCGCCGCCTGGTGCCGCCTGCTCGATCGCGCCAAAGCCAATGACGACGCGAAAGCCGTCATGGTCGCCTATGCCACCGGCGCGGATCTCGACAATCTGGGCGCCCTGTTCCAGGTGACCCGTCTGGAAGGCGAGCTGGACGATCGTTTCCGCCGCCGCATCGTCCTGGCGCCGGATGGCTATTCCGTGGCCGGCCCGGAATCCGCCTACATCTACCACGCCCTGTCCGCCAGCCTCGATGTCCTGGACGCGACCGCCACCAGTCCGGAACCCGGCGAAGTCATCGTCACCATCCTGTCGGCCATCGGTAATGGTGCGGCCTCCGGTGGCCTTATCGCCACGGTACAGGACGCCCTGTCGTCTCAGACCGTCCGCCCCCTGACTGACCAGGTCACCGTCCAGTCGGCGACGATCGTCAACTATGCCGTCGCCGCCACGGTCTACACCTATGACGGCCCCGACAGCTCCGTTGTCCTGGCCAATGCTGCCACGCGCGCCGAAGCCTACCGCCAGTCCCTGCGCAAGCTGGGCCGCGATGTCACCCGCGCCGGCTATACGGCCGCCATGATGGCCGATGGCGCCCAGAACGCCGTCCTGGCTTCGCCCGTGGCCGATATCGTCATGGATGACACCCAGGCTGGCCATTGCACCGGCATCGTCATCACCCCGGGCGGCGTGGCGGAATGACCCAGCTGCTGCCACCCAATGCCACCAATCTGGAAAAGGCTCTGGCCGCCGCGGTGCAGATCCCGGCCCTACCCTCGACCATGCGCAACCTGTGGAACCCTGACCTGTGCCCGGTTGCGCTTCTGCCCTGGCTCGCCTGGGCGCTATCGATCGACAACTGGAACCCGGACTGGTCGGTCGAGGTGCGACGCGAACGCATCCGCCAGGCCATCGCCCTTCAGCGCATCAAAGGTACCCGCCAAAGCGTTGCCGACGCCATCGCCGTCCTGGGCGGCCCTGACGTTGATATCGTCGAATGGTTCGAAGCCGACCCGCCCGCGCCCGCCTACACTTTCGCACTTAGTCTCGATCTCGAAGGCCTCGACGGCGCGCCACCGACCGGATCGCACCTCGCCGCCATCCTCCGCGAAACCGTCCGCACAAAGCCGGTTCGCGCCCACTTCGACCTCACGCAAAAGCACCGCACCACTGGCGGAATCGGCTTCATCGCCGCCGCGCGCCTGACCGCCTACACCCGCCTGACCATGGAGGCACCCGCCGAATGACCCTGCAACTGATTGTCACCACGGCCGGCCGCGCGGCCATCGCCGCCCTGGGCGGTACCGACGCTGTCGTCATCTCCGAAGTTGGCGTCTCTCCCACCAACACCGCTGTCACCGAAGCCACCACGGCTCTTCCGGGCGAAGTCAAGCGCATAGACACGATCGCGGGCGCCCCTGTGTCGGCCGATCAGATCCATCTGACCATCCGTGATGTCACATCCGACGCCTACACCCTGCGCGCCTTCGCCCTGTATCTGGACGATGGCACCCTGTTCGCGGTCTATAGCCAGGCTGGCGTCATCATGGAAAAGACTGCCCCCATTACGATCCTGCTGGCCCTTGATATCGCCCTGGTCGACATCGCCGCGGCCGATATCACTTTCAACGACGCCGACTTTGTCCTGCCGCCCGCAACAGAAACCGTGCAGGGCGTGGTCGAGCTGGCCACAAATCTCGAAATGACCACGGGCACAGATACCCAGCGCGCCGCTACGCCTGCCGGTGTCCGCGCGGCGATCGACGACCGCGTACCCCAGGCCACCGCGACGACGCAGGGCAAGGTCGAACTGGCCACCAATGCGGAAATGACCACGGGCACGGACACCGACCGCGCAGCCACGCCCGCCGGCGTCCGCGCGGCGATCGACGATCGCGTCCCCCAGGCCACCGCGACGACGCAGGGCAAGGTCGAACTGGCCACCAATGCGGAAGCCATCGCGGGCACCGATACCGACAGGGCCGTCACGCCTGCCGCTCTGGCGGCCAAACTGGCCGACTACGCAGCAACGCCCGCGGACCTCGCTGCCGCCGTCGCCGACCTTGTCGCGGCCATGGAAAACAACCCGCACAGCACGCAGCTGGGCGAAGGCCGCACCTTCCACCGCCAATGGCCGGAATCCGACTATTACAAATACCCGAACGGCCAGCTTCTTCCGCTGCCAGCCTATCAGGATCTCGCCGACGCGCTGGACGGCGACCCGTTTCTTGCCACGACGATCGAGGAAAAGGCGGCCAACCCGTCGATGTGGTACATTGTCCCCGGATCGCACGTCCACATGCCAGACATGCGCGGCCAGTTCACCCGCATCTGGCATGATGACCTGGTCGATGGCGTCGTTCGCCCCGCGCTCGGAAAGCGCAAAGATAACCAGAACAAGGAACATGATCACGATTTGCCGACAGAACTCGGCGGGGCGCTGAATATGCAGACCCTGACCCACAGCGACAATAGCGACGAGCAGTTGACGGGCGGTGTCACAGGGTCAGAAGGCGGCGACGAAGCTGTGCCCGACCACACCGCGATCTGGTACCTGATCCGCGTCCTTTAGGGCTTGTGATTGCCGTCATCACAAGCCCCCGCTCTGGCGCGCGTATGACCCGCGCCCATCATGCCGCTCATGAGCGATAGCGCCAACGAAACCCTGACGGACCTGATCCGCTTCGGCACCGTTCAATCGGTTGATGGCGCGCGGGCAGTCGTCAAGTGTGGCGACGTTATTTCCCCGCCCTTGCCCTGGCTGGCCATTGTCGGCGCCTGGCTTGTCTGGATGCCGCCTTCGCAAGGCGCCCAGGTTACAGTGATCTGCCCGGACGGCGATATCGCGGGTGGCATCATCCTCAACGGTCTCTATTCCGACGCCATCGCTTCGCCGGTGACCTCTCTTCTCTCGGCCCTGCTGAAGGCGCCCGACAACGCCACCTTCGTATATGACGCCGCGGCCCACGCCCTGACCTTCACCCTTCCGGCTTCCGGCACGGTCAAGATCATCGCGCCCGGCGGCTTTGAATTCGAAGGCGACACCAAGGTCACCGGCAAGCTTGAAGTGACCGACGACGTGACCCTGTCCGCCAAGCTGGACGTCCTCGGCACAACGACCATCGATGCGGCTGTCGACATCAAATCGCTGACCGTCGCGGAAGACAGCGTCCTCGGCGTCGGCGCTACCAAATTTGTGATGCTGGCCGATATGACGCCTTCCACGAAGGTGAAGGCGAAATGACCGGCATGAACCGCAACACCGGCGCGCCCATTTCCGGCATCGACCAGATCATTCAGGACATCGGCGACGTCCTGACCACGCCCAGGGGCTCGCGCGTTATGCGCCGCGACTACGGCTCCGACCTTCCCGACCTGGTCGGCCGTCCTCAGAACCGCGAAACCGCCATGCTGCTGGTCGCGGCTTCGGCCGGCGCCATCACCCGCTGGATCCGCAAGGTTCGAGTCCTGCGCTGCCAGCCAACCTTCTCGGCCGATGGCCGCGGCACTCTCACCCTCGACGTCCTGCCGCTGGGCATCGTCAACGCTCAACCGGTCAACCTGACCATCCCGTTTTAAAAGGCTTCGCCCATGACTCACGGCATCACGCAGACGGAATCGCTTGTCGGTCCGCGCCCCCTGGTCACCGCCGCCACGGCCGTCATCGGCCTGGTCGCGATCTCGGCCACCGCCGAAACCGACACCTTCCCGCTCAACACCGCCGTCCTGTTGACCAACCCGCGCGCAGCCATCGCCGACGCGGGCGCGGGCACGCACCTGGCCAAGTGTCTGACCACCATCACCACCATCTGCTCGCCCCAGATCGTCGTTGTGCGTGTCGCGGCCGGTCTCAATGCCGACGCCACCGAAGACAATATCATCGCCGGCATTGCCTTACTGGAAAGCGCCCAGAGCGTCACCGGCGTCAAGCCGCGAATCCTGGGCGTTCCCGGCTATGACACGCAGGCCGTCACCACGGCCCTGGTCGCCACCGCCAAGAAGCTGCGCGCTTTCGTCTACGCCAGCTGCGACACCGCCGACACCGTGGCCGAAGCCGTCGACTACCGCGACGAATACGGCGACCGCGAACTGATGCTGCTCTATCCGGACTTCACCGGCTACACCGGCGAAGCCATCGCCTCGGCCATGGGGCTGCGCGCCCTGATCGACCACACCAAAGGCTGGCACCACAGCCTGTCCAACAACATCGTCTCCGGTGTCACGGGGATCAGCCGGGCGATCAGCTGGAACATGCAGGGAAGCGGCACCGATGCCGCCGCTCTCAACGCCGCGCCGGTCACGACGATCATCCGCAACACGGGCTACCGCTTCTGGGGCCTGCGCACCTGCTCGGACGAACCGCTCTACGCCTTCGAAGTCGCCACCCGCACGAACTTCGTCATTCAGGACACTATCGACGAAGGCCTGCTCTGGGCGATGGACAAGCCCATCACGGCCCAGCTGATCAAGGACATCATCGACAGCCTGAACAACAAGGCCCGCGAGTTCGTCACCTCCGGCCGCGTGATCGGCCTGCGCTTCTGGTACGACCCGGACGTCAACAAAGCCTCGGACCTGGCCGCCGGCAAGGTGAAGATCGACTACGACTTCACGCCCTGCGCCCCGCTTGAAGACCTCGGCCTGACCGGCCGCATCACCGATCGTTATTACGCCGACCTCGGCGCCCAACTCGCCCAGCTGGGTTAAGAAGCCAAAGGCTTCCACAGGAAGCCGTCTTAAAAGAAAGTTCGACCATGTCTCTGCCCAAGAAGCTAAAAAACTTCAATGTCCACGGCAACGGCGAGTCCTACCTCGGCCAGGTCGCGGAAGTCACCATCCCCAAGATTGTCCGCAAGATGGAAGGTTTCCGCGGCGCCGGTATGGACAGCGAAGCCCGTATCGACATGGGCGGCGAGCCCATGGACTTCGAATGGAAGCCGGGCGGCCTGATGGTCCCCGTTCTGCGCCAGATCGGTCTCCCCAGCCTGACCGGCGTCCAGCTGCGCTTTTCCGGCGCCTATCAGGACGACAGCAGCGGCACGTGGACCCAGGCCGAGATCCTGGTCACCGGCCGTCACGAAGAGGTCGACATGGGCACCGCCAAAGGCGGCGACAACAACGAATGGTCCGTCAAGACGAACGTTGCCTACTACCGCCTGTCCGTCAACGGCGTGGTCGAGATCGAATACGGCCTGCTGCCCCCGATCTTCGTTGTCGGCGGCGTCGATCGCCTGAAGGAAATGCGCGAAGCCCTCGGCATCGGCGGCGGCCCGTCCTTCACCTTCGGCGTCTCGCTGTAACCCGCGCCTGAGGCGCCACCCCACTTCCAGGAGAAAACATGGAAACCCAGACCGTCACCCTGTCCGCCCCGATCAAGCGCGGCGACAACGAAATCACCGAACTGACCCTTCGCAAGCCGAAGGGCGGTGAGTTGCGCGGCCTGTCGATGGCGCAGATCCAGATGGGCGATGTCAACACGCACATCACCCTGATCCCGCGTATCGCCAGCCCGGTTGTGACGGAACAGGACATGGCGGCGATGGAGTCGGACGATCTGGCCGACGTGATCGATACGGCCGTCGGTTTTTTTATGACGAAAGCGGCCCGCGGCCTTCTCCGGAATCCGTCGACGAACTGATCGCCGACATCGCCTGCGTTTTCCATTGGCCGCCGCCGACCCTCTGGGAAATGGACTGTGAAGAACTGCTGATCTGGCACGGCCGCGCGATGAAGCGTTACCGCGCCATGAACGGCATTAAGGACGAATAACCGTGAGCACGCGCTCTCTCAATCTTCGGGTCCTGTTCCAGAGCGGCGGCAACCTCAACAATGCCCTGCGGGGGCTGACCGGTGCCGGTGGCCAGGCTCAGAACACCCTGCGCCGGTTCAACAACGAACTGCGCACCCAGCGTACCGAGCTGCGCGATCTGCAAGCCCAGATCCGCAGCGGCTCCGGAAACCTCACGGACCTGCTCAACCGTGAACGGGCGCTCGAAGAACAGATCCGCCGCACCACAGGCCAACTGGACCGCCAGCGTGCCGCCATGGCCCGCCAGAACCGCGCCGATATGGCCGGTTCGAACATGCGCGCCTCCGGCCAACAGAATATGATGGTCGGCGCCGGCGTGGGCGCCGGTCTCTTCATCCTGGCCAAACAGGCGTCGGATTTCGGTGACGGTATGACGGATATCCGGCTCAAGGCCGACATGTCCGCCGAAGCCACCGCCCAGATGCAGCGCAATATCGAGGCCGCGGCGAAAGCGGCCCATCAGCTGCCGGAAAACATGCGCCAGGGCGTCGACAACCTGATCGGCGCGGGCATGGACACGAAAAGCGCCATGGCTATGACGACGCCCATCGGCAAGGCTGCGACCGCCTACCGGGCGGAAATCGCAGACCTGTCGGCGACCAGCTTCGCCAACTTCAGCAACCTGAAGGTTCCGGTCCAGGACACGACGCGCGCCTTCGACGCCATGGCCCAGGCGGGCAAGATGGGTAACTTCGAACTGCGCGACATGGCGACCTATTTCCCGTCCCTGACCGCCCAGTCTCAGGCCTTCGGCCAGACCGGCGTCAGTGCCGTTGCCGACCTGTCCGCCGCCTTGCAGATCGCGCGCAAGGGCGCCGGTGACGCGTCGAAGGCGGCTACCAACGTTGAGAACCTGCTGGCCAAGATCAACACCGAAGAGACCCAGAAGAAGTTCGCCAAGTTCGGAATCGACCTGCCCAACGCGCTAAAAAAGGCCTACGCCCAGGGCAAGACGCCGCTCGAAGCCATCGCAGAACTGTCACAACAGGCCACCGGCGGCGATCTGTCGAAGCTATCCTTCCTCTTCCAGGACATGCAGGCCCAGGGCGCCCTGCGCCCGCTGATCCAGAATATCGACGAATACCGCAAGATTCGCGCGGCGGCGATGAACGCTTCGGGCACGCTGGACGCCGACTTCGCCATCCGAAGCCAGGACGCCAGCGTGCAGGCGCGCGCTCTGAAGGGCAATCTGATGACGCTTGCCGTCAATATCGGCTCGGCCCTGCTGCCCAGTCTCAACAACCTGGCCCAGTCGGCCATCAAGGTCACCGACAAATTTGCCGCCTGGGCGCAGAAGAACCCGCAGCTGCTGGCCATGATCGTTAAGGGCATCGCCCTCTTCGCCGCCTTCAGCGTCGGCGTCGGCGCCATCCGCTTTGCGCTTGGTACGGTCATCGGGCCCATGGTGCAGCTCTATAACGCCTTTATCTGGCTGAAGAACCTCGGCCCGGTGGCCACGATGCTGGCGCGCGCCGGACCAATGATGGCCACGGCCTTCGGCATCATGCGCACCGCGGCCCTGTTTCTGGCACGCGGCCTGATGCAGGCGGGCATGATGATGCTGGCAAATCCGATGATCCTGGCCATTGTCGCCGTCGTCGCAGTCATCGGCGTTGCCGCCTACCTGATCTATAAGAACTGGGACAAGATCAAGGTTTACCTCGCCCAGGGCTGGGCCTACCTGCAACAAGTCTGGGCGAACGTCAAAGCCGCCTTCGCCGCCGCCGGCCAGTGGATGGGACAGGCCTGGAGCAACATCACCGCGGCCATCGGCGCCGGCGTGAAGATGGCCTTCAGCCTGTTCATGAAGTTCACGCCCATGGGCTGGCTGCTCCAGCTGGTACCGGGCATGCTGAAAGTCGGCGGCCAGCTGATGGACGGTCTGATTTCCGGCATTCGATCAAAGCTGGACGCCATCAAAACCATGATTACAGGCGTCGCCGGTAAGGTCATCGGCTGGTTTAAGGGCGTCCTCGGCATCAAGTCGCCCTCGCGCGTCTTCATGGGCTTCGGCGGGCACATCTCCAACGGCCTGGCGATCGGCATGCAGAAGACCATGTCGCGGCCCATGAAACAGGCCCGCACCTTAGCCGCCGGCGTAGCGGGCGCCTTTGCCGTGGGAACGGCTACGCCAGGACTCGCGGGCATGCCCGCCGGTACCGGCCCCGTCATCGTCCAGCTGGCGCCCGGCTCGATCGTGGTCAATGCCGCGCCAGGTCAGAGCGCTTACGACATCGCCGCCCAGGTCGAGGCGATCCTGACGCAGAAGGCAGAAGCCAAAGCCGCCGCCGAGCGCTCCAAGTACAGGGATAACGACTGATGCACATGATGGCGCTTGGCATGTTCATCTTCGAAATCGGCACCCTGGCCTACCAGGAGCTATCGCGCAAAACCGCGTGGCGCCATGCCCGCGGCGAACGCTTCGGCGCGCTGGCAACCGCCCAGTACCTCGGCCCGGGCGACGACACCATCAGCCTGCCCGGTGTCCTTTATCCCGGCCAGATCGGCGACTACAGCGCCATCACCCGCCTGCGCGATATGGGCAACACCGGCGACGCCTACCTGCTGGTCACCGGCTACGGCGATGTCTTGGGCCAGTACCTGATCACCAGCCTGGACGAAACCCAGTCCCTGTTCTTCGAAGACGGCGCCCCCCGCAAGGTGTCCTTCACGATCGAACTCAGCCGCGCCCCCGATTCCGAACTCCCGGCGGCGCTTCCTGCCGTCCAACCTGTCACCGTTTGAGGCTCCTATGTTCAAGCTGTCCGCCCGCTCCCAGGCCAACCTGCAGAACGTCCACCCCAAGATGATCCGCGTCATCAACCGCGCGCTGGAAATCAGCGACGTCGACTTTATGGCCATCGAAGGCGTGCGCACCCTGCACCGTCAACACCAGCTGTACGGCCAGGGCCGCACCCCGGCAGAGTTGCGCAAGGTCGGCGTCAAGCCGGACCTCTCCCGTCCGGAACTGCCCGTCGTCACCTGGACCCTGCGCTCCAAGCACTTCGTCGACCCAAGGACCGGCTACGGCCATGCCGTCGACCTGCTGCCCGCCCCCTACGACTGGAAAGACCCGCGCCCCTTCAACCAGCTCGCCGACGCCATGTTCGCCGCCTCGATCGAGCTGGGCATACCCATTCGCTGGGGCGCCGACTGGGACCGCGACGGCAAGCCGCGCGAGCGTGGCGAAACCGACTCCCCGCACTTCGAACTTGTCGACGAATGACTGTCGCCAAAGCCTCCTGGTCCGTGTTCCTCGACGGTGTCGACCTGACGCCGGTCATGAACCCGCGCGTCATCGCCGTCACCATCACGGAGAAGCGCAGCGAGGCCGCCGACCAGCTGGACATCGTCCTGGACGATAGAGACGGCGCCGTGGCCATCCCGCCCAAGGGCGCCGTACTGCGCGTGGCCATGGGCTGGATGCAGTGCGACAATCTGCCCATCGGACTGATCGATAAAGGCGCGTTCAAGGTTGATGAGGTAGGAGGGGGCGGCCCGTTCGACACCATCACCCTGCGCGGCCGTTCAGCCGACTTTACCGATGCCTTCCGAGTCCGTCGGCAACGCAGCTATGTCGGCCAGACCGTCAGCCACGTCATCACCGCCATCGCCTCGGCCAACGGCCTCAAGGCAGCCGTCGCGCCCGCCGTGGCATCAAAAGTCATCCCCGCCCTGGGCCATGCCGCCAAGAGCGACAGCGCGCTGTTGCGTGAGCTGGGCCGCCGCTTCGACGCGACCGCCACCGTGAAGGCCGGCGTCCTGATTTTCGCCCCCTCCGGGTCCGACACGACGGCCGGCGGCGCCACCATCAACTCCGTCGCGCTCGATCGCCGGGACGCGCCACAGCGGACCTGGTCCTGTGCCGAACAGCAGGAATCCGCCGGCGTCAAAGCCGTCTGGCATGACAAGGCCAGCGCTACCCAGCACAGCGTCACGATCGGCCATAGCGGATCCGGCACACCCAAACGCCTGCGCAAGGTCTACCACAACGAAGCCGACGCCACCCAGGCCGCAGAAGCCGAGCACGCCCGCATGTCGCGCGGCAAGTGGACCTATGACACAACCCTGTCTCTGGGCCGTCCGGACTGGTACCCCGGCCGCAAGTTGACCCTGACCGGCGACAAGACGGAACTGAACGCGCAAAAATGGCTGATCGAGGAAGCGACCCACACCATGGACGGCAGCGGCGGCCTGACCACCCGCCTGCGCTTGGAGTCGGCAGGTAGTTAATCACGTCTCCCGCGTGCGGGAGAGGACGAGAGCGGAGCCAAGCGAACGCGTTCGGGTGAGGGGCTGGCCTAATTAGCCGAGAGAGCCAAACGCTAAACACATGATTCCGATGATTACAACCAGCGCAAACACCGGCAAGGGCCCGTTCGCAAACGCTTTGAAGCCCTGAGTGGGATCGGAAGACAACCCCAACTCACATTTGCTAAACAGAATATGCAGGATTTTCACCATTGACGCCTCCAAACGAAACCAAAACTGGATTACGGACCAAAAAAACATGGTCTGAAGGCACATCAAAAAGGGGAAGATTCATTCAATACACGGAACAACACTAAAGTCAAATTCAAGCCGCTCAAGCTTGGGGACATAGGTTAGGCCTAAGAGGGAATCACCCTACCGTCCCGGCCATGCTCTTACTCATGGCCGCCCTGTCCTGCCTTGCCACCGACGGCGACACCCTGCGCTGCGGTTCCGAACGCGTCCGCCTGGTTGGCATCGACGCCCCCGAAATGCCGGGCCACTGCGCCTCAGGTCGCATCTGCGTCAAAGGCGACCCGTTCGCCAGCCGTGACGCCCTGTCCGAAGCCATGCGCGGCAAAACCCTCACCATCGTCCGCCTGGGCAAGGATCGCTACGGCCGCACCATCGCCGACGTCCGCGCCGATGGCAAAAGCCTATCCTGCGCCCAGATCAAAGCCGGCCAGGCCATCTACGTCAAAAAATGGGACAACGGCCAGACAGTCGCCCGGCAGTGCGGCGAGTGAAATAAGACTCGCGCAGGTTTCAGAAGCGGCTTTACAATAAATGGTGGCCAGACTTATGCTTCGGAATGTCGGAATTCAGAAACCTGGTCAAACTCAAGCGGATTGCCACGACACCGAGCGAAAGATCTGCTCTGGCGTCCTATGCGCGGCACATGATGTACTTGATGTTAATGGGGGAACTGGCCCCCGAAGAGATTGACGAGGACATGCGAATGGTCGCGCATGAGGCAGCAAAGGGATCGCAAGGGATTGCTAGCATGATCCCATCAAACGAGACAATGCCCGAGGCAGATCTAACTGAAGGAAATCCCACGCTGTTAGAGCTTCTTGAGGTCGGAAAAGAATAGCAATCTGGCGAAAACGCAGGACACAAAATCACGACTATGTGACGAAAATAGTTGCGCCGCACCAATTCGTTTGCTTTTTACGCATGATGGAAAAGCCAGTCATTAAAGCCGTTGTAATCGGCGGATCGAATACGATCATTCAAAAAAACTACCTCTGGGCCGCGATCAAAAGCCTAAAGGAAGCCGGCGTCACGTTAGACGTTATCGAAAATCACGCCGTAGGCGGTACGAACATTTTTAATGGTTTGTTCGGCCTGAAGCGGTCGGAAAAGCTGGCAGAAGCCGATGTCCTGATCATCGAATATGCCTTGAACGACACCCCGACCTATGCCGACGACAGCAAGAATCCTAAGGGCATAGTGACCCACTGGTCCCGCTGTTACGAAGGCGTCATCCGGTATGCCCGAGAGGTCAATCCCAATATCCGCATCGTTTCGATCATCCTGGAAGCCAAGACCAAGCCACAGGCGCGGCGGTTGAACCACGTCTATGCCGGCATTCACTATCTAACAGCCTATTACCAGCTGGAACTGATCGACATAGCGTCGCCGGTCTTGCACGACCTTGGCGCCGAACGCGCCTTCACCAATGAGGTCTACAAGGACGGCTTCCACTATAAACCCATCGTGGTCATGGAAACCGCCAAGCGCCTTGTGCGGCAGCTAACCGGTGATTACCCGCGCCCCGTCCCGCTACCGGATCCGCTCGATCCGCTTCACTTCGGAAACGCCAGTGCTGTTGGCACGAAAGACTTCAACACAGATTTGACGCCGTTTGCCAACAGCCGGTTCTCAGTCGACACAATTGAACTGCAAAACCAGGACCTGAAATTCACCCTTGAGAAGGGTAAGCTCTTGGCCCTCTTCTACGTGGATCGCCTGTCGGGCGGGGTCGCCCATTTTCGGGTAAATGACCTGCACTACGACAGCTTCATGCGAAAGCCGAGCGTCCGATCTGAGGAATATCCGTGGCTTTTGGGCATGATCTCAACCGAGTTCCTGCACAAGAACCTTGTCGCCGAAGAGGAAGACCGCACATATACCCTGACCGTCAAACCCTTCATGAAGAAAGAGCTTAAGCCTTTCCGTCCGTCCAGCAACGTAGCCCATGAGAGTGGCGAATCCCCGACCCTGGCTTTTTACGGACTGCTCCATACAGGAAAGATGACGGACCTGACGCTGAAATCACGCTAAGTCGCTTTCACCATACATCTAAAAGTAAAGCCCCTTCGTCCGGAAACGAAGGGGCTTATTGATTTTAACGCGGCATCAAGACGCCTGAGATGCACTCGCTTTGATAAGTTCGGCCTTGTCGCTGGCCAGCTCGGACGCTGCACCGACCAGGACCATCAGCTCATTGAGGGCGACAGGACGTCCATCAACCACGCTACCGACAGCTTGCGAAATCGCCATATTGATCCGCTGAACATCGCTGGCAGCGTCCTGAATATCGACTGAAAAAACACTCATAAAAAACCCCCAATAAGACTACGCCGATTGTTCCATTCAGAGGTCCGTTTAATCCGCCTCCCCGACATCCATTTCCAACGGCCCGTGGCAGGAATCGCGCCGGCACCGCCACTTCGCCGCCAGATCATCCACTGTCATCGAGCCGACCTTTTCGCGCACCAGTTGCGCCACGCTATACTGACTTTCCGTCCCGCAATCCTGGCACCGCGAGGTCACCATGACGTGTCCGGGCAACCGGCTGATGGTCAAAAAACGCGGCGGAATGACCGTGGCGGCAAGGCTTTCGCCACCATCAACGGGCTCGGGTCTCGGCTGCACATTCATGAGTTTCTCCTCTCGTGTTCTCCGAATGTTCTCATAATGTTCTATTTTGCGACCGAGTCAAGACGCGTTAATCGATATTAACGTTATGCGCGAGCATGCTGACAGAAATGGGTAAGGGCGCCGTCTCCAGCGCCCTTTTGCTTAACGTGTCAATGTGGTCTCAGTTCAGACCTGGCCACAGGTAGCGCCGCCCCGGATTGACGGGTTCGAACAGGTGGGCGCTGATCTCCTGCGGCTTGCCGTCGCCGACGCGGACCAGGAACGTGGCGTTGCCGGCATGACGGTGCTGCCCGCCACTGCGCGTCGATGGCGCGCCGCCATAGATGTCACCGAACACCACGCCGTGCTCAGGCATCGTCTTGATGCAGCGCAGGGCGATGAAGGCCGCGGGGCGCTTCGCCTTGACAACGAAAAGAGGGATGGCGGGTTTGTGGCCTTGCTCGGCCGTGATCGCTTGCATGATGGACCTCAGGAAAACAAAGGGGGAAGAAGAGAGAGAACCGCCGCCACGGCCAGCAGGCCGAGTATCCACGGCATCAAGGTCACTGGCTTGTGGCGGCTGTGATAGAGGGGCGATTTCACGCGGTATGCCGTGGCATCGGACGGCAGCGGCCAGCGCTGCACGCCGTCGGTCCAGCCTTCGCCCGCCACCGGCTCGACCGCCTCGATCGGCGGCAGCGACATCGCCGAAGGCAAGCCCAGCGCCACCTGGTCGGCCTTTCGTTGCAGCATGGCCCGGGCCTCCGGGTCTTTCGCCAGACCGGCCGCTGTGATCAGCGCCAGCTCGCGTGCTTGCTTCGCCGTCAATGAGTCGGCACGCTTGCGCAGATAGTCGCCGGCGGCTTGTGGGGTTTCCGCCGCCGGCTGGGCCGAAGGTGTGGTGATGACCTCCCGCCGTAAGAAAACATTGTCATTGACGTTCGTGGCGCGTCCGAAGATGCCGCGATGATGCAGATGGATGACCTGACCCATGCAAAAGGCTCCCATGGCGCAAGTCGCCACAGGTTGCATTGTGTCACATTTTTTGTTGCTTTTGTCAACCAGCGCGCAACGGCGTTAGTTTCCGCGCACCTTCACCTTGTGGATCGCCTTCACATCTGAGTGAAGATATTGCTCTACCGATTCCGGGTTAATCCGTTGCAGAAAGACAAATCCGTCTTTTTCCCGAAGATACAGGCGCACCAGCAAAGTCCCATCGACCAGTTCGAGAACACAGCCTTCTGATCTTCGCGGATGAAGGCCATGCTGATACCATACCCATTCGCCGGGCTCGACCCACGGCGACATGCTCTCGTCCGTCACCTGATGCTTAAGCAAAGCCGCAAAATCCGAGTACGCGCCGGGGCCTGAATAGGTCGGGCCATCCTCGGACAAGCCAATGATTTCCTTGTCGAGATCAGCCTGCGTCTTGCCGATGGCGCGCAGATAAAGCGGGACCTTTTCCTCAGGGAATGTGGCCGTCTCATTTTCCCAACGGCTGACCGCCTGCCTCGTCACGCCGACGGATGGCTCGATTTCCTTAAGCGACTTCCCCGCCTTCATTCGAAGGATTTTCAGGGCCTGGGCCAGGTGCGGGTCTTGTGAGGCGCGTTTCATCATGGGCGCAAAATAGTTTGCGCCAGTCACTTGCTGCCAGTTCCTTGTTAACCCGGTGTTAAGCATCTTGGTTGACAAAAGCAACAAATCACGTGAAGCGCAACAGAATGATCACGAATCGCCACAGACCTCGCTCCGCTTTTGAGAAATGGTTGCACGAAAACCACCTGACCTTCCGTGACGCAGGCCGTCTTTTCGGCTGCTCGCGTGAGTGGGTCCGGAAGATCGCCAGTGGCGAAGTCGAGCCAGATGCCAACAGCGAGATCGGCCAGCGCATTCTGAAAGCTCTGACCGCCCATGAAGTTCCGTCCCTGCCCGTTTCAAGCGAGGTCCACCAGTGAACGCCGTCATCGTTTCCCCCGTCCAAACCGCCGTTGACCTGGTGAGGTCCGGCGTCTTCGTTGGCGTCGCCTCTGTCCGGGCCAAATGCCCGGCGCGTCTGGTCTTTGCGGCCTGCGCCGAACAGCGCATCGTCCCCGCCGGCCACGAAGCCAACCCGCGCTTCCGGGGGATGGCATGAGCCGGAAAATCTACGCCTTCGGGTATGCCTTCTGTGTCGCGCACTCGGCTGTCGAAGCCTGCGCCAAGATGGGCATGCCGCCCCATTCGCACGTCACCGACGTGACGTGGGCCTTGTCCAAGCTCTGCGAAACCGTCCTCGGGCCTGACACCTTCGCCCCGCCTTCAAAGCCGATCTTCTTTGGCGCCGAAAGAGCCGACCGCACATACATGCACGCCCTGGGCGCTGTCGGCGTGGTCACCGGCGACAAGGAAGCCATCGACGAAGTCGCCCGGCTGGTGAAATTCGAACAGGACGCGAAAGAGGAAATCGCCGGCCACTGGGCAGAGATCGAGCGCATCGGCAACGTGTCGGACAGCCAGTTTTCCGACAATCTGCGACTTGAAGAAAAGCTTGCCCAAGCCAATGCCCGCATCGCAGAACTCGAAGCCGCCGCCAAGGAAACCAACGACCGTCTGGTCTGGCAGGCGGAAAAGCAGGCCATGGCGCTGGAAACCCCAGCCGCCGAACCGGTCATCATCGAAGCCACGCCGCTCACGCCGCTGGCCATCACCGACCCGACGCCCGACCCGGACGAATGGGCGCACCTCGACCGCATTCTGAGGGCAGACTGGCCCGCCGATGTGCCGTTCGCGACCATCCGTGACACCGTCGCCCAGGCTGGCTACGTCATGAACGATCAGGCCATCCGCAACCGCGCCATAAAGCTGGGCCTGCGTCGCACCAATCCGACCGCCATGCAGGGTCACAAGTCCCCAGCGAAGACAGAGGCTACGCCACCTCAGGCCCTGCCGCCCGAAACTTCAGTGAAGGGGGGGCAACCGACCGAAGTTTCGCCGCCTGGCATCACACCGCCCGCCACCGCCTCGCGGCTCGCCAAACTGATCGGCGCCGAAGCCATCCGCCTGCGCGACGAACTGATGAACCCGGACGAAATCGCCAAGGCGCTGAACACAACGCTCGGCCGCAATGACCAAGTCACCGCCCGTCAGGTCACCCAGGTCCTGGCCGAAATGCAGCGCCTGCAGCGCGCCTTCACCATCACCGAATAGTAAACCGCGTACCACAGGGGCCAGGACATGAATAAACCGGAAAGCAAGCGCTGGGGCGCCGTCAACGCAACCGATGGCGCGCGGACCTTTAACCGCCAACCGACCTTCCCATGTCCAGTCTGCGCCACTAAGGCGCTGGTCCGATCATCGGAAGTCCTCAGCCGTCAGGTCATCGAGATCCGCTACGTCTGCCCGAACCACGATTGCGGCCATACCTGGATCAACCACAACACCTACATCACCACGGTTTCGCCGCCTGCCGGCGGCATCGAAAGCGTCCCCTTCCTGAGACTGCGCCCCAGGCAGCAATCTTCGCCACCGCCCTCCGGGTAACCGGCCTTCCGGACAACCCATACCACCACCCGCCGCCCGTCCTGTCCGGGCGAACGCTACCGCCTTGCCGATTGAAAGCCCCTGATGTCCCGACCCGACGACGCACATATTCTCGAAGACGTGGTGCAACGCATCACGGCCGAGTTCGGCTTTAAGGGCAACGGCGACTGGCTGCAAAAGGGCCTGTGCCCGTCCTGCGGCAAGAAGGAACTGTTCACCCGCAAATCCGCCCCATGGGTCCTGCGCTGCGGCCGTGCCGACAATTGCGGCAACGAAGTCAGCGTCCGCAAACACTACCCCGAAATCTTCGATACCTGGTCAAACCGGTTCAAGGCGACCGAAACCGACCCGAACGCCGCCGCCGACGCCTACCTCTACCACAACCGCGGCCTCAACCTGCTCAACATGCGCGGCTGCTACAGCCAGGAAACCTACGCCGACCGCGACCGCCGCCTGACCACGGCCACCGTCCGCTTCCCCCTGCCCAACGACACCTGGTGGGAACGCCTGATTGATCAGCCCGGCCGCTTCGACAAGAAGGCCCGCTTCAAATATGGCGGCTCCCATGCCGGCCATGTCTGGCATGCCCCGGACCAGCCGATTGAGGTCCTGGCCCGCGCCAACGACATCTGGTTGGCCGAAGGTATCTTCGACGCCTGGGCCCTGCGCGATCCCAACCCCGGCGCAGGCCTGCATGCCGTCTCGCTGATGTCCTGCAACAACTGGCCGGAGCACTTCCTCGCCCGACTCCGCCAGGAAGTCGAGCGGCAGAACCTGAAAAAGCGCCCGCGTCTCGTCTTCGCCCTCGATATTGGCCGCGCCGGTACCGAATACACCCGCAAGTTCGTTGCCAAGGCCATCGACGAAGGCTGGCTCGCCACCGCCGCCCAGCCCCGGCCGGAAGGCGAAACCGACAAGGCCGACTGGAACGACCTGAAGCTGGCCGGCAAACTGACGCCCGACGATATCAAGGGCTACCTGTGGAACGGTCGCGTGCTGCTGGCCGAGACCGCCACCGACAAGGCCCTGCTACTGCACGAAAAGCACGAATGGACGTCCTTTCCCTTCGTCCACAAGGCCCGCACCTACTGGGCCAGCTTCAACACCGCCCGCATGGAAGAAATGATGTCGAAAGACGGCATCACGCCCAAGGCCGCGGCGAGACACTGTGTCGAGGTCAACCAGATCGGCAACTGCGCCTTTCAGGTCCTGTATTTCCAGTACGACAAGCTGACCGACGAAGGTCAGTGGTTTCTGCAGCTCAACTTCCCGCGCGACAATTCCAACACCAAGGCCACCTTCAGCGGCTCGATGCTGTCCGCCGCGGGCGAATTCAAAAAGCGCCTGATGTCCGTGTCACCGGGCCAATGGACCGGCTCGACCTTCCAGTTGGACCGCATCATGGCGCGCCAGATCGAGGTCGCCAAGAAGATCGAGGCCCTGGGCTTCACCGGCTATTCCCGCGAACACCAGGCCTGGGTCCTGGGCGACTACGCCGTCCACAAGGGCCGCGTCGTCAACGTCAACGCCGAAGACTATTACGACCTGGGCGGCGTCCAGCTGAAGATCAAGTCGCAGCAGAAAATGCTGTCGCACAAATACGATCCCGACCAGCTCGACACATCCTGGCTGGACGTCGTCTTCACCGCCTGGCGCGGCAACGGCCTGGTCACCGTCGTTTTCTGGGTGATGGCCTTCTTCGCCGAACAGATCCGCGCCGAATACGCCTCGCTCGGCTACCTCGAAATGCACGGCAAGGCCAATACCGGCAAATCGACCATTATTCTGTTTCTCTGGAAATTGGCAGGTCTGATCAACGACAGCTACGAAGGCATCGACCCGTCGAAATCGACCATGGTCGGCTATATCCGCACCCTGTCGCGTGTGGCCAACCTGCCCGTCGTCTTCGTGGAATCCGACCGCAGCGAGACGACACCTCACGCCAAACGCTTTGACTGGTCGGAAATCAAGGGCCTGTTCAACGGCCAGATCGGCCGCGCCACCGGCGTCAAGTCGGGCGGCAACGAAACCTATGAACCGCCCTTCCGCGGCGCCCTGATCATCGAACAGAACAACCCGGTCAATTCCGAAGAACCGGTATTGTCGCGGATCATGTCCACCGAATGGACAAAGGAAGGCTGGTCGCCGGCCACCAAGTCCGCCGCCGAAAAGATCGAACAGTGGCCGCGCGATTCCGTCTCCGGCGTCATGATCCACATCATCAAGCGCGAGGCCGATTACATGGCCGCCTTCCGCGCCGGTTTCACCAAGTGGGAAGCCGACCTCGGCAAACAGAAGATCCGGCACGCCCGCGTCCGCAAATGCCATGCCCAGCTGCACGCCGGCCTCGATGCCTTGGCAGCGGTGATGAAGATCCCGGACAGCATGCTGTTCGAAACCCACGAACACATCAACGGCCTGGCCGCCGCCCGCGACCGGTCGATGGAGTCCGACCACCCGATGGTGGCGAACTTCTGGGAAATGTTCGACCTGCTGGAAAGCCGCGAAGACCCGACCGCCAATCTGGAAGACCTCAAGAAGAAGCCGCCGGTCAACCTGCACCGCTCGCCTGCTGAAAAGATCGCCATCAACCTGTTCCAGTTCGAAGCGGCCTGCCGCAATTCCGGCAACACCTGCCCGCCGCTGGACGATCTCAAAAAGCATCTGAAATCCTCGAAGTCCCGACCGTTCGTCGAGGCCACGACGGTCAACACCGTCATCGAAAAACACCTGCACTGCTGGGTGTTCCTACGCTCCCCTGCCAACAAGAAAGGTAACTGACATGAAGGTCGCCCCTCATGTGATCGACATCCTGCGCCGCGCCGAAATCCTGCCCAACGGCATCCGCATCGTCGAACAGCTCGACAAAGGCGTGTTCCCCCAGGTCAAAAAGGCCCTGGAAGCCGCCGGTTTCAAATGGGCCAAAGGCCCCAAGGTCTACCAGCACGCCGACGTCGAACACGAAACCGCCCTGCACGAACTGATCGAAGCCGGCACGGTCACCACGCCCCAGGAGATCGGCTTCTTCGAAACGACCGGCGCCGCCCTCGATCGCGTGATCGAAAAGGCCGAACTTTCGGAAGGTCTCGACGCTCTGGAACCGTCCGCTGGTACCGGAAAGATCGCCCGCCGCCTGCTGGAAGCCGGCTGTAACGTCACGGCTATCGAATACGACCGGAAGAACTACGACAAGCTGGCAAGGCTTTTCGAAGATTTTAAACCCAAGCACTTCGCCGTCGCCAACATGGACTTCCTGGCGCTGGATTCCGAGCTGCGCAAATACGACCGCGTAGTGATGAACCCGCCGTTCGCCAAGCAGGTCGACCTCGACCACGTCCTGCGCGCGATTGATTTCCTCAAAGTCGGCGGGCGCCTGGTCGCCGTCATGGCCGCCGGCGTCATGTTCCGCGAGAACCGCAAAACCCAGGCCTTCCGCGAAGCCATCGCCGCCCACAGCCCCGAATTCGAAGAACTGCCCGCCGGTTCGTTCAAGGCCAGCGGCACGGACGTCAACACCGTCATCCTGACCTTGGTCAAGGCGTCCTGACCATGGCCGACGATCTGTATAACAAGGCCGTCTTCGCGGTGACCAACGACCGCAAAGCCTCGACCAGCTTCATCCAGCGCAGGCTGCAAATCAGCTACAACTCCGCCGCCGAATTGATGGAGCGGATGGAAAAGAACGGCGTCGTCACCGCTGCCGACCACGTCGGGAAGCGTGACATTCTGGTCGGCCCGACAGATCCGTCTTCCTTCTCCTCTCCACAGCGTGGGGAGGGGGACCGCGAAGCGGTGGAGGGGTATCTTCCTTCAACTCCGGCCCCGCCCGCACCTGCCGAGCCTAAAGGCCCGCCGAAAACCTACGAATGCGCCCGGTGCGATGCGACCGAATATTGCAGCGGCCTGCCCGCTGGCTGGGAAACCCGCGAGAGTATCTCCCTGGGCACGTACCTGGTTTGCCAGCCCTGCGGCGGTACCGACCGCGCCAAGATCGAGAACGCGGCCCTGTGCCGGACGATCGCCAGCGGCGATGCCGCCTCGATCAGCTCGAACGACGTCATCACCGGCGCCGCCCAGACCCGCCTGCGTACGATTATCGAGCGCGTGGAACGACTGGAAGAGGACAAGGCCGTCATCGCGAACGACATCAAGGAAGTCTACGCCGAAGCCAAAGGCGAAGGCTTTGATGTCCAGATCCTGAAGCGCGTCGTGACCTTCCGCAAGAAGGACAAGGTCAAACGCGAGGAAGAGGACGCCATCTTCGACCTCTACATTTCCAGCATCGGCATGTGACCGATGGCGTTCGTCAGGATCTACCTCACGCGGGCGGCGCCGGGTTGCGAAGACCTTCCCGGCTCCGACTTCGCGCGCTGGCCGGTCATTCCGGAGCCCACGCCGTCGCAGGTCATTCAGTACCTGGCCCAACTGCTCCAGATGCCGCCCAACCAGTTCACGCTGTCGAGCGGCATCGGCTTCGATCCGAACGAAACCCTGGTCCACGGCCGCGACTGGACGGTCGGCAACTCGTTTCTGCTGATGGCCAAAGTCATCGACGGCATGAGCTTCGCCGACCTTCGAACCGCCCAGGCCGACATCACCGCCACCCTGAAAAACAAGGCCGCTTAGGCGACCACCACCCCAATGCTGAGGAGAAACAGCATGTTCATTCTAACGATTATTGCCCTGGCAGTAGGTGTGACCGCCCTCGCGATCGCCCTTTCGGCCGCCACCCTGTACCACATCGGTAAGGGCAACGAAGCCGACCGCAAAGGCAACGCCGGCGGCTACTGGTACTACGTCAAAGCCGTATCGTGGTTCTGGATTGCCGGATCCATTGCCTATGGCGTCGCCGCCGCTCTGTGGACGATGGCCTGCATCTTCATGATCGTAGGTGCAGCATGAGCCTGCGCCTCGAAACCCGCGAATTCACCCACTTCCACTTCTTCTGCGGCATTGGCATGGGCGCCGCCGGCTTCAACGAAGGCACGGCCCGCCTGGGCAACCTCGAAGCCCAGATGCGCTGCATCGGCGGCATCGACGTCGATAAAGACGCCATCGCCAACTTCGACCGCTTCGCCGGCGTGAAGGGCACCTGCATGGACCTGTTCACCCTTGAACAGTACATCGCCTTTCACGGCAAAGCCCCGCCTCCTGGCTGGCGCGAAGCCACCCCGGCCGATATCCAGCGCGCCGCCGGCTTCGAACGCCCCGACATCGTCTTCCTGTCCGCCCCGTGCAAAGGCTTCTCCGGTCTTCTGTCTCAGACCACGTCTTTGACCGACAAGTACCAGGCCCTCAACGAGCTGACCCTGCGCGGCGTCTGGCTCATGCTCGAAACGTGGAAGAACGACCCGCCGGGCCTGATTATCTTCGAAAACGTCCCCCGCATCCGCACGCGCGGCCGTCGCCTGCTCGATCTGATCCAGGCCTTGTTCCGGTCCTACGGCTACCAATACGCCGAGACCGAACACGACTGCGGCGAAATCGGCAACCTCGCCCAAAGCCGCAAGCGCTTCCTGATGGTCGCCCGTCACCCTGAAAAGGTGCCGCCCTTCCTGTACCAGCCGCCGAAGCACAAGCTGCGCGGTGTCGGCGAAGTCCTCGACCTGATGCCACTGCCCGGCGACCCTGCCGGCGGCCCGATGCACCGCATCCCCTCGCTGCAATGGAAGACATGGGTCCGCCTGGCCTTCGTCGAAGCCGGTAGCGACTGGCGCAGCCTCAACAAGCTGAACGTCGAAGACGGCTATCTGAAGGACTTCCTGATCGTGCCGGAATACCGCGCCGGTTACCTGGGCGTGAACACCTGGGGCGACCCGATGGGCACCGTGGCCGGCCGATCGACGCCCAGCAACGGCGCCTTCAGCGTGGCTGACATGCGCCCGCCTGCGAACGCCGAACAATACAGCCAGTACGGCGTCCTGCGCTACGAAGACACGGCCGGTGTCGTCACCTCGGCTCGCTCGCCCGGGCAAGGTAACTTTTCCGTCGCCGACATCCGCCATACTGGACCGGCTAAGCACTCCAACGAATTCCGGATCGTTCCCTATTCCGCTAACACCGGTGCTATTTCGTCGGCTCACGGCTCCGGTCAATGTGTGCAAGATCCGAGACCCGCGCAGCGCGAAGACTACAAACAGACCAAATACCGCGTCACGGCGATGGACGAAGCCGCCGGCACTGTCATCGCCGCGAGCACCACGGGCAATGGCGCTTTTGCCGTGGCCGACCCGCGCCCCAACGGCATGACGCAGGACCGCGACCACTACAACAGCCAGCGCCACTACGGCGTCCTGGCCTATACCGACACCAGCCTGGCCGTCCCCGGCTTCGCGTGCCACGACAACGGCGCATGGTCCGTCGCTGACCATCGCCCCACCGTCCTCGATGTCGAAAACCCGATCATCATGCCGGCGGCGGCGGACCGCCTGACCTGTGTCATCACCGCCCAGGACGGCACATGGCACCGCCCGTTCACCACCTTGGAACTGGCCGCGCTGCAAAGCCTGATCGACCTCGATCATCCCGACTCGTGGTGGCTTCACGGCAGCTCGGACAGCCAGTGGCGCGAGCAGATCGGCAACGGCGTCCCGCGGCTGTCGGCAAAGGCCATGGGCAGCTGCTTTGCGATGACCCTGCTGCTGGCCTCGGCCGGCGAAACCTTCCTTCTCAGCAACACGCCCATCTGGGTCCGCCCCCTGGCGGTCTCCCTGGCCGTCGATACGTCACAGGTGCCGGCATGAAGAAACTATCGAAAATCCACTACTCTATCGACAAAGGTCTCATGATGTGTCGTGTCGAAAACATCGAAGTAGTCGAACCAACCTTGAATGCCAACTATAGCTCCAGGGGCCATAGCGTAACCAAAATCGTCGTCCGTGAGCTCTTTCTCCAAACAAACAACGACTTCTTTAGCTTCGCCAGGATGCAGATTTTGGACACTTCTCATACCTGTGTACGGATATTCTTGTATGTTGTTGTTCAGCATTCTCATCTGAGCATGGAGGATAAATTTGCACGGGGTTCGACCATAGTTTCGTACCTTGAAGGTCACCTCAACGAATTTCAATATTGCAATCGACGCTTTGACGGGTTCGACTTCAACATAAGCCCTGTGCTCACGGCGCCCTGTTTCTTCGCTGGAAAGATACGCGACAATGGCTGCGATAAGCGCAACGGCCGCGACCATTGCACTTACCCAGTCCGGGTCAAAATCTGCACGGCCCAGCACAAACCCGAAGAAGAGAGCAGCAAAGGCCGCCGCCATTCCTCCCATCCATCGCTCGCGAATAGTCCAGGATTTGAGGTTTGGCAGCCGCACTTTCGTCCCCTTCAAAGTCAACGAGCAAACGTAAAGCAGGCTGAGATTGAATTCAATCAGTGTGCAGCATGAAACTGTCCGACGCCCAGCGCGCGGCCCGTGGTACCGCCGTCAACGAAGGCTCAAACCGCTACATCCAACAGCACGAACAGTTCGATATGTTCCTATCTCAGGAAGAAAAAAAGCGGATGCAGGAACGCGAACTGTTCCCGACCCAGCCTTGGAACGTCCGCGCCATGGTCCAGACCCTCGCCCCGCTGATCTTCGGATCCTGGCCGACGATTCCGCAAGACGTAGTTGTCTATGAGCCATGCGCAGGCCTGGGCCACCAGGTCGCGCCCCTGCGCGAATTTTTCCCTGACGTTCGCCCGTCCGACATCGAGGACTGGAACCGCGGCTTCCCCCTGGCCGATGCCCTGGCCTTCGAAGCCGTGACGCCGCCGGCCACAAGCCTGATGTGCACCAACCCGCCGTTCACCCTGGCCGAAGACATCGTCCGTCAGGCGCAAAAGACCTGCGACAACGTCATCATCTTGGCCCGCCTGGGCCTGATCTGCGGCGCCGGGCGCTACGAACTGCACCACAGGAACCCACTCGGCAACCTGAAGACCTTCCTGCCCTGCACCGAACGGACGCCGATGGTCCTGGGCTTCTATGACCCGGCGGCGAACAAACCTCAGGAATTCGCATGGTTTCACTATCAGCGCGGCTACACCGGCCCCGCGACCGTGGTGAACCTGCCCCCAGGCCTGAAGGCCGAACTGATGCGCCCTGAGGACGTCAAAATCTGATGCGCGAAGGCGGACTCCATCCCATACCTGAAGCCTGGCCGATGCTGATGACCATCGACCAGGCCTGCGCCTACTTGGGCGGGATGGACGGCCGTACCTTTCATAAAATCTGCCCAGTCTTTCCCGTCGATATCGGCGCCAATATCGTCCGGTACCGGCGCGCGGATCTCGACACTTGGGCATCAGGCCTGCGACCGCGCTTGAATTCCACCGCCCCGGCGGTTAACGATTCCGCGCCGGCCGCTGAAACTATGGTCGACACACCCGACCAACGTCGCGACGACGCCATCACCCGCGCCATCGCCAGAGCTACAGGGGGACATCATGGCAAACGACGCCGCGCCTGAATGGATCGAGGTGAAGCACGTCCAGCGCGTCAAGCGCGCCAACGGCCATACCGACCTGTATTTCCGCAAAAGCGGCTACCGCGAAGGCCCCCTGAAATCGCCAGACGGCACCCAGGCCCTGAAAAACGAAGTCGATGCCATCCTGAAGCGCCTGGCCGCCAGCTCGGCCGCCGTCGCCCGTCCCAGGGCGGGCACTCTGGGCGGCGCCCTGAAGGAATATAACAAATCTGCCGACTTCATCACCTTGGCCCGGTCCACCCAGGACGGATATCAGGACTATATCGACGAAATCACGGACGATTCCGGTGATGTCCTGCTGTCCGACATCACCCGAAGCTGGATCATGTCCCTGCGCGATGCCTGGGCCCTGCGCGGCTACCGCGCCGCCAACATGCGCCTTCAGCTGCTGAAAAACGCCCTGACACCCATCATCGCCGACGAAAACGACAACCGCATCAAGGGCGATCCGTTCAATAAGGTCGATAATGTCCGCCGGCCGCACGATCTGGACGAAGGCAACCCGACCTGGGAAGATTTCGAGGTCGAGACCGCCATCGCATCGGCGATCGAGCGCCAACACCCCGGCTTGGCCCGTGCCATCGCCCTGGCCAGATATGGCGGCTTCCGCAAAGGCACCATCATGGCCGTTCCGATGCGCGCCCGCGTGATCGGTCACAACGCCGAAGGCCTCCCCGAACGCCGCATCCACTGGATCACGGAAAAGCGCAAGGTCCTGGCCGACCGCCGCGAAGACGAACGCCTGACGGCGATCCTCGATGCGACGCCGAATCGCGCACTTACCCTGTCCTATGACGCCAACGGCACGCCGTGGAAGTCGCGCGCCCTGGGCCATGCCTTCGATCGGCTGATGAATTCGCTTGCCCGCGCGGGCAAGGTCCGCGCCGATATGAACGAAGAGGGTAAAATCTTCTGCCCCCTGACTTTGCACGGCTTGAAGCACAGCCGCGGCGTTGAACTGGCCATGGCGGGCGCCAGCGATGCCGGCATCATGTCCCAGCTGGACCACGCCACGACTCGGGCGGCGGCGATCTACCGGCGGCAGGCCGAACGCCGCGGCATGGCCGACCACGCCCAGGACCAGGTTGACAACGTCCGCCACCTCCGCGCCGCCCGCGCGGCCGAGCTTCGGAACAAGGGCGGAACCTGA